GATCAATATAACAAAATTATTATAGAATCGGTTGGCGGTTCAGGTGACAATGACGCTGAAAAGGAGGAGAAAATTATCCGGAATATATCCAAAAATGTCGTTGTTGAGAAGTAACCCTCCTGGGCCGTATTATATAAAATATCATGTTTTCTTTGAAAAGTTTTTAGTAAAGTCAAAACTTTTCAAATGCGTAATCTATAAGTCAACCACCTTACAAATTGCGTGATATTCCCTACAAATCTCATCAAACTCGGTAAAGCGTGTTTTTGCGCGTAAATACTCCACGGCTAAACAACGGGCCTCCCAGTTATTTGACTTACTCGGTAACTCGTGGTTTGCGGAATATTTGTGAATTACCGCAGCAGTAATTTTATAATATCCGAATAAAAAATCAGCACCCCACATCCACTTATTTTCAATGGTGTGAGTTGAACAGAATTTCTCAAAATCTACCGGAGACATCAGAAGCAAATACACCTCCGCAAAATTGTTAAATGTTAAACTATTGTCACTAAATGCCCACATAAATTGATGAGTGCTATTTGTTATTTTTGGAGAAAGTATGTCAATTCCATGTTCATTTTTAATTTTAATCATATCCGGAATATCTAAATTCACTATTTTCACATCATCCAGTACAAATAGAACATAATCATATAAAAATACAACATTGTTCGCCGGACTAGTCAAAAATAATTCCGTCAATACGCCCTCTTTTTCATAAATATAAAAATTTTCTATAAAATCCAACCCCCTTACAGATTCCTTTATTTTTTCAGAAACTGTATAAAAATTGATAGAAATACTAAATTTCTCACCAATATTGCTATAAATATATTTCAAATTATCCATAAGAATGTCATGTTTTGTATCCAAATCACCATTTCCTATAGCAGGGAGATAATATAATAACTTCATTGTTATTATTACTTATAACATTTTTATTTATATCTTTATAAAATTATAAATATTAATAAAGATTCAAAATTATTTATACGCCGCACTTCTAGACCTGCTCCAAAGTTGTGTCTGCCACAACGGTATCGCGGACTCGCTTTCTCATATGGTGGTTCAAGCAATACATCAATAGAGACGGGTGTAGTCCATTCACATAGTTAATTACCAATGTATTCGTGATGAACAGTTTTTTCTCCCGAAGGTCATTCAGATACATTTGATGAAGGGCAAACATGTGTGTTCTATATTGATCAGGAAATTCTTTAAGCGGTCGCTCCTTCTTGATGTAACACGAAATGTAGTTAGAAAATAGCGTATTTGTGAACAAGTGTACCTGGTCCCTAAAGCCAGAAAATTCGCGCTTGTTCTCAGGATAAAACTTCAAGAAGTCTCCCACCTTCCCCGTCTTCCTCAGAGACAGGTACTGATACTGCAACTTGGGCTGATTTCCACGGAGATTCCTCACTTGCTCGTAAACGGGGTTTCGCACCTTGGCTCTTTCGCCGGTTACCTTGTTGTGCAGAACAACTCCCACAATGTCATATGGCGCATTCATTGTCCCATATGTCTCAATTAAGCTGGCATATGTAGTCAGCGGATATACAGCGGGGAATTTAACAGTCGTATTTAGCGCGCGGAAGGTGTCCTGATATTGCTGCGCATCATGCACGTCCACATAGGTGCTGTCGGCGTCATTGTGAATGCCATAAACTCCCACGAGATACAACTGTGCGTCCTTAAAGGGAACAACGATTCTGTTTTGCGGATGTTGAAGAACAAAGCTATAACATAGGTTCTTTTCAAGATTTTCTAATTCTAGGCGAGAGGCAGCCGCTGCCTCTAGAAACATTTCTCTAAACGTCAGCGCTGCGACTCCCTTGTAAAAGCTGGAGGTCGCCCCAACCGTATTTCGCGTAGCAATCTCCCATCCGCCGGTTAATCCGATGGAATCGTCCCAGAAGACGTTAATCATGGTCCCCTCCACAAATTCTTCCGCAACAACACCATCAGTACTCTCCGCATAGCTCTTAATAAAAAGATCGCTCGGAATAGATTTAGGCGGAGCAAACCCGACCACCTTGTTATTTATGTTCACGATAACTGATCGGCACAGTCCATAAACCTTTACAAGGTCGTTGCTTAAAAAGTCCTTATCATATCTGATTACGCGATAAACCGCATTGCTCGCTGTTCTACACTCAACCTTGTTCAATTTTAGTATGGTTTGTACACCTGCTACATCATTAATAATGTCGCGAAAGCCTGGGATATCAGACAGGATGTATCTAACGGAGCTCATTATTCAATATTCATATTTGTCATCTTGTCTTTAACTATATTTTTTTAATGATTTTAACTTAAGCATAAAAATTTCTATTCTAAATATAGAAACAAATGTCATCAGATGCAGAAAGCAAAAATGTATCAGACCCAGAAACAAAAATAGAAATAGAAACGGAACTAGAAGCACAACCCGAACCAGATAGTCCACCGAATGCGAATGATACTACATTAGAGCTTCAACTGGGCGATGTAATAAAAATAACAAGCCCGTTAAATGAGCAAATGAATGACCAGACGTTTATTATTGATTATATTGATAAAACGAAAGCATATTTAATTAACGCGGACACCATGTCAAGACTAAGACTCTCCATTTCTCCAGAGGGTGTAATTGGCGATGGCAATATAACCCGCATCGCGATTCTAAGCCGCAGCAAATCCGGCAGTTATGCGGAACAAAACGACTTGTTGCCCGGAAAATGGGTAAACATTTATTTCGGCGGCGACCTCCCAGTTACCATGACGGGCGAGATTACCAATTTAGAAAACGATATGATTGAAGTAAAAACGGTGGATGGCGATGTAATCTACTTGAATTTTGATTACAAGGGAATTCCAGATGATCTCCCCATTGAAATGATTGAAATTCGCGAGAAGCCGTCCGACGCCTTAACAGGCCAGCAATTAGAGGAACAGCAACCTTTAGAAGAACTTGAGGCCGAACAGGTTTACGTTGACCCCGCAAAGCTCCAGCTGACAATTCCCGTAAAAGACATCAAGGACCAAATCCGCGAGTTTATCGTCAAGGCGGACAACGTCAAGTTTGGCGACGAAGAATTCGGCCCGATTGTTCAGTATATTGATGTGGCCGCAAAAAGTCAGCGATATAGCATTGAAACCCAGGTTAGCGATCTCATGGATGAGCTTCTCTCTACAATCCCAAATGCGCAGCGAACCCCTAAGGTGCTGAACAACATTCACCTTATGATTGAGCGGTTTAAGCAGTTGCGCCAGCGATTCTCCTTTTTTGACCAATACGGAAATGTAGATGGAATAATGACAAAGGAGGCCACATATAAGCCGCTTTCCGCCTACTTTACCGAGTTACAGATGAATTTATACTGGATTCTGCCGGTTGTCAAAAATATCAAAAAGATCTATAATATTGATCATATTGACGAGGAGAATACTGATGTAATAAACATAGATTTGAGCACCGACATTGGACATATTCGGGAATTGATTGATACATATAGATCAAATGACGCGCCAACGGATCAGAACAAGTATGCGGAGTTGTACGCATCGTTAAATCCATATTTTACACCATACGACATGATCGCCGACGAAAGCAAGGGCGGAATTATTGACGAAAAGATGACGTTGTCTAATATTAATACGGTTATTGACAATCTTGAAGAAATGTACTCGTCCATCTTCAGTGGTAATGCCATTAGAAATCGTCGCTTTGTTATTCAGAAATACAATACTGCGCTAAGCAAACTAGATACAATTGACGCAACCAGCTCTAAATTGATTACTGTGAGGACAAATATTACGGATAATGACATCATGTCTATTAAATCGTTTATTACCCTTCCCGAGCCCGTTGTCCGATTTTCAAAAATCAACCTTCCAGGGACAAGCATATTGGAGCGAGCAAACCTGAACCTGGCGTTCCTCAATTATTGGCAGTTGCTGAAGAAGAAGACGAATGTTAGCACAACGTTTGTAGACAATCTTGACACCGGGATAGAGTTTAACGAGCAGAACTTCGCAAACAACATTAAAAATTTTGCGTTGAATTTGAGCGACGACGATACAAAGAACATGACCCGCACGCAGATATATGAGGGCTTCGTAAATGCGATTATACCCAAAACAAGGGTCCTCTTCAATCTTATGAAAAAATACATTACCGGAAAATTGTCCATTGTAGAAGTTGTGTCATACCTTGAGCCCTTCTTGATTTATTCCGACGATTTAACGTATATGCAGTACAAGGAAATTGTAGAGTTTATAGATACGCGAATTTCGGAGTATAACAAGAAGTTTATAGAGCGATCCCGAATCTTCAGGATGATATACCAATCAAGAATGATGCAGAAGACAGTTATCCCATCAAGGGCATTTTCCGTTATTGACATTCTTAAAAAGATGCGGAATGAGGTCATTGTAGAGGGTTACGGCCTGACAGATCCGGAACAGACGTTTTCTAACTCCGAAATTTTGCGCAAGTTAACGCTGAAAGACTATACGCGCCTATACACGACGGCCATCGCGGTTCAAAGTTTCCCGCTTACATTTCCGAGCGAGTTTTCCGTCCTTTTTGAGGAAGAGCAAACCCAAATGGATAAGAAGCTAAAGGCGGACAAGGACGACAATAAATGCAAAACTATCACAATCGCCAAGTATTACTCTTCTATGGATGAGCTAACCGGCGACGATGACAAGGTCATTTACTTTGATAAAAAATACGACAAGACGAATTATGGTGTATTGGAGGAGTCGTACGGTAAGGAGGTTATGGTCATGTCGCCGGATGAATTGCGCGGGTACATAGTCCGGGATCTCCTACAAAAGAAGAAGATGTCGGAATCCGATGCGGAGTATTTTGCGAATACGCTGATTGATGGTCACAAGCGTGTAATTGATGGCCAATTTGCGCTATTGTATAAGGGGGACAAGGGAAATGCGGAAGACCAGGTGGTATTCTACGTCCGAAAAAACAACAAATGGGAACTGGATGCGGATGTAAGCAAGGAGAATATTAACACTGACGAGTCAAGCATATTATGTGACATGCAGGACAGGTGTATAAATGTCCCCGGTAAGGTGGACGACAAATGCGAGAGTATGGAGGAAAATGAATTGGGGCTGCAGACCAAACTCCTGAAGGACGTCATGAGCGAGTTTGATACGAAATACAAAATGTCAAAGAAGGATCTACACGCCTTTATCTCCAACAAATTTGAATATTTACAATCCATCATGGGCGCGCTGACCAAGATTGAAACCAATAACATGTTCAAGTATAACAATCAGAAGTATAAAATGGGCACATCCGCCGATGAAAGCAGCTCTCGCCCGGTGTCCCCGTACCAGCAAATCCTCAATTTGATTCTGCGGCAAACCGATTTTGTGCGAAAACAGCACGACATTATCAAGTTTGTGAACACATATACGCGGCCGTATGTTAGAGGTATTGGTCCGTTGAATGAGGTTGAAACCGAACATTGGCTGTACTGCAACAAAACGAGCGTGCCGATATTACCGACATTTAAGTTTGACTTGGCGAATGCCTTTGTGGTGAATGGCCAATATGCTTTCCGCGAATACCTTGAACTGGTCAAGTCTAAAATAGGAAAACAGAGTGATGACGGCGAATGGTGGTGCGACGAGAACAGTGGCTGGGCGATTTGTCCAACGGAATTTGACGTTGAAGAGGGTTACGATGAAGGGTTTAAAATTTCCACGCGGGCTGTGATGGAGGACGATGCGGGAAATAAAATCGTGTCCGCAGCAGCCGAAAAGAGGGTTGTATACGATACGCCGGATTCAAAGATGATTAACAATATTGTCAATACGCTCTCATTTGCGATGGGTATAAATATTGCGAACCAGATGGAGTTCATCATTAACTCCGTTCTCTCTTCTATTCGGGATACCGTTGATACAGAAGCCGACCATAAGCGAAAGGTACGAGAAATGGCCGAGAAGGGAAAGAAGGTCCCGCAATACAAGGAAGTATACAATACGGCGATTCTATATTACACGCTGGGTATGTTTTTGATTGCGGTTCAAACATCTATCCCATCGGTGAAAACGAGAAAGACTCACCCAGGATGTGTTCGCTCATTCACTGGATATCCATTTGAGGGCGCGGGAGATATGGGTAGCTTAACGTATTTGGGTTGTGTGGCTTACGATATACGAGATTCGGGAGACCCCTGGAGTGTATTAAAGGGCAAAAAGAGCGAGAACATCATCACTAAAATTAAGGGCGCAATCAACGACGTATTATTGGCCATTCCAGACGTGAAACGGAAGATGGAGGAGAAAACAGAATACCTGTTGAGTCACCCGGCAGACGATATTCCCGAGGAACACGCGATAGACAAATGGGCGCAGTTTTTGCCGCCGTTGGTCAATTTTAAGATCAAACATTTGGTGAATATTTCCGCAGAATTCAAAAAGTCGTTAATGTCCGACCTAAGAACGGGAGCGACTAATCAACGAGAAAAGTTGAGCGTTATTGAGTCCAAAATTATCCAGTTCTCTCTCGCGCTAGTAGAAAGAATCCAAACCGTCGTTCAAAACCACAAACTACTGCTCCACACATCTGCCAACGAGCCTTATTTGGAAAACGCATGCTGTGAAAGCAACGAATTGGAATCAACCGTGGAGTACTTTTCAAGACGCGACCAAAGAATTCCCGAGTACAACGGCATTGTTACTCAGTTGTCTAATATGATGGCCGATATTTTGAGCTATTCAAGCGCTGGTCTCTTTTTCAGCACGGTCAACACGAAAAACAAGTACCCCGCGATTAGCAATGATTTCAGCGAGAAGACGATCTACCTTGCGTTTATTCACTTTTGCCGATTTAAGTCACTCATACCCATTCCGCCGGACCTGCTTCCTCTGTGCACGGGTAAACCGGACATGGGCCTTATTGACCCAAATGATTCGGACGAACAAATTATCCAGAAATTGAAGGACGATGGGCGAGTTTATAACAGCGAGCATTTCCTAAGAATGCTTCAAATTATAGGCCAGCAGAACATCATTAATATAGATTTTAAGGATCAAGAGGTATCCTCTATTACAAAGCTTACGCAACTTCTGGAAACTATACAGGACGAACCAGAAGAGGTTGTTGAGCAGTCATTGCGAGACCTAATTCGCGCTTCATTAGATACCTTTGAAGTTGCGACTGAAAATTATACAAAGGAGGCAAAGGCACTGAACAACTTTCTGATAAAGAATATTGACTCCATGAAGGCGGAGATTAGCGAGTTTGTTCAAAGAAATACTGGGTCGGTTATCACAAATAGTTCAGTGAGAAAAATGACTGGCGCCATTAAAAACCTCGCAAATTGGTCTGCCGACACGTCAACCAGAAATGAAGACATTAAAATTTCCGATGATAAATTGTATAATATTGTCGGGTTTTACAAGAATTTTATTCATAATTTCGTCAATGTGTTCCCCAATATTATTTTAAACAAGGTTCATTATGACGACACTCACATACCAAATTATTATGGGTTTTCAAGAAACCACGCGAATAAATTGAAGAAATCTATTAGCGAGTATTATGAGGGTCTCAAGCACTTTTATGGTATACCCAGCCTGCAAAACATTCTTATAACTATACAGCGGTCGTGTAAAAACCTGGTTCTGCTGGCAAACCTGACGCCGAGTTTTACCGGAATTAAAATTGGCGAGGACAAGACAATGAAGCCCATTTTTGATGAAAGAACGAGCCGATTTTTGTTTGAGTATTATTTGTTGCGTGTTTTTATCAATTATATTGAGCTGTCAGATGAGGACGACATGATAGTTCGGGAGGTCAGGACGACCAACACAGTTGACGACGTTTACGCAACAGAGTACGTGGAGGAGACTGACACCAGAGTTGATCTGGCAATGGACACCCGAAACCAAATTGATGCTCGCTTGTTAACGGGTAATAAGAAGGAGCTGAGACAAAAGCTGGCCGAATTGTTTGTTGCCTTTATTGACATAATGAACACCGAGAAGAACACGATTGACACGTCATATGAGGATATTCAGGACCGTGTTTTCAAATTAAGAGAGCGGGAGAAGGACCTTGTCACGGACAGACTCAAGAAGATGACGGATGAGGCGAGAGATGCCGACACCATTTTGAAGTCCAATAAGTTGGGTATATACAGCAAGGGAATGCAGAAGGGCCTAACCGCGCTGGACAAGGATTTCTACGACGAAGAGCAGGAGTTTAGAGATGAGATGACCAAGGCAGAGAGGAATATTAGGAAGAAGAATAGCGATGCGAATGATGAAAACATTGACATTTTATTGGGCGAATACATGGAACAGCAACAGGTGGATGCTGAAATAGACGAAGAGGCCTATGATATGGAATTTATGAATGAAACGTATTTTGACGGCAATACTGATGGCGTGGGGGCACCGGAGGAGGAATATGATGATTATCAAGAAGATAATTAGACCCTTCAAAAATTTAGCAGAATATAATTATAAAAATTGTGTATAATTATATATAAGATATATAAGATGTACAGAGGCTATATTAGAGAAAATATTACGCTGGTGTCTGTTGTAATGTTTATTATTATTTTTGGAACAATTCAAATTATGAAACCTGCTTATTTGTATAATCGGGACGGAAGTATCCGCGAATTTGGCATTGGATACAGAAATAAGACAATTTTTCCCATTTGGCTGCTATCACTTAGTTTAGGAATTTTGTGCTATTTATTTGTGATGTATTATGTAGCATATCCGCGAATGGGCTAAACATCACATTTTTCGTATTGTTTTTGGAGCTTTTGCCTGCTTTTTTTTCGTAGTCGGTTTTTTTGCGTCGGCAGAGACCTCCCCTATAGCAAACAGTTCTCGTGTTAACGCGTTATCTGCTTCTTCAATTAGTTTTCTCTCCCGCAACTGTTTTGTCCGTTCCGCACTAGGAACAACTTGACACGGGTTATCCTCACATTCCCAGTTCTCCCAACTATCTGACATATAATAACTTATACATATGCTATAATTTATTATAAGATTTACAACGATCCATCAAATCAGACACTTATCAAAATATTGTTCTTATTAGGACATGGTGTATGTTGTGCTTGTGGCCAATTTTTTCTTCTTATTCGCAGCCTCACTTTCTGCTAAAAATTGCTGATTTCTTTGGGCCATAGTTGCCGGGCTACTAACACACCCACCATTTGCGATATTCAATTGGACAAGAGACACTACCAGGATGCCGGCATACAAGTACCACATACATTCGCCGATTTTATCCCGCGTAGATACCAACTGGAAAAACTGTCCTTTAAGCTCGTTGCCGCCATCCCCTCTATACTCTGGTTTCATTAACGGCTGTAGAATTCCCCAGTATTTGTCAAAATTAGACGGGACAATTTGGTTAACCAGCAATGAGTTATTGCTATATATTTTGACTATCATATCGGAAACAGACTGCATGCTACTATCAGACTCCTTGCCTGGCGCGGCGTTCATTAATAGCTGATCTAATACCTTTTTCACGCCCCCAGAAACCCAGAAATAACCGACTACATCAGAAAATGCGGATTTAAAGCCGGGGTAAATAATTAAAATCAACACCAATACGCCGAAGACCAGTGACCATGGAATAAATGTGTAAAATCCGGCCGAGCTGAGAGTTTCTGCCATGGTTCCGCCGCAAGTACTGCGAATGATTGCCGCATTGAGGGCAAATTGACCGAGCATAACGACAAACACATAGATAGCCAAATACGTGTAGTTATTGTTCTTACCGCCGCTAAAGGCCTCCATGGTAGGAGACGGTACTAAATAATATAGGATTGTTGTTAATAAAAAAATTAAGATACTCCACCAGGCGTTATCCATATAGATAATGTGTATAATTTAATTTATTATTTTAACTATAATTACTATGGAGTTTTCTAAACCGGCGCTTACAGAACCGGGTGTAAAATACTTTTTGCATCAAACGCTCAAACAATGTCATGCTGTGCGGGATAACTTTCATAATACCGTATTTAACATTGGATTATTAATAGCATTTCTGCTTATTTTAGGACTGGTGCTACTTTATAAGTATAAGGGAAAACTCACTCCTGCTGAAATAAAAAGGAAGAACCAGGAAAAACAGCAGTATATTTTATCCAAGGTTCAGAAATTTCAGCAGGCTAAGCGTATTGCTCATCAGGAAATTATTACCGGTTTGCCGGAGTGGGAGAGCGAGTATGATGTTATACATTCTAAGCCGCGGTATTAGATGCCCCTTGTTGTTGAAGATTATTTTATCAAATAATAAGATAACAACATTTGGGATATTCCAGTATAACACCATATAGCAGGTTGTTCGTGTATATTATCTGTTAGAAAAAACCCTAAATATGGTCCAGTTAATAACAGCGCCAAAATAGGTTTTATTTGAAAAATTGTTAATGCTGGTATAGTCCACATAAAAAAATGTAATCCTATACTTGGCGTGAACCAATATGCTCCAGGAGCACGTAGTCGTACATTCCAAGCAATGTGTCTAGTTCCCGAAAAAGCGCAGGTTTTTTTACCGCAAAGTGGCTCATTTTTATTGTCACATAGTTCTCCGTCTTTAACAAAAAATAAGCGACTAGCCAATAATAAACCAGCAAAAAACGACATGTACAAAAATATAAAATTGGGGTTTTTTGTAAACGCAAATAACCATATATTGAAAAATAGGGGTTGAAAACATATGTGAAAATATCCAAGGTTTGTCAAGAATTTATTATAATTATTATTACACTGGTTAATTACCTTATATTGAAAAAATTGTATTATTTCCATAAGAGCAAAATATCCTATTCCAATAGAAGCGTATATATTTTTTTTATAGAAATACAAACTTGATAAAAGGCCAGTAATGCCGATTAATAATGAATAATTTTCAGAAAAACACATATTATATTATAATAATATTATATTAATGTTATTATATTTGTTGGCGTTTGAAATGAGAAAGAGTGTAAAATATGATTAATAAATAAATTTAACGACGACGATTATGACGAGTGATTCTTCTGGCACCGCGCTTCAAAGTGCGCCGGCCCTTTCGCGAACGTTTTTGGCTGGCACGCTTACTCTTCTTGGCAACGCCGCCAAGATACCTTCCAGGCTTCTCTACAGTAGGAATGATAGGTTGATATTGTTGAAACTTTATAGGCCTGTTTGCGTTATTTGCGCCAGACATGCCAGGACAATCAAGAAAGATGTTCTCATAATCCATAAGATAAGTAACATCCCACCTGGTGAGGTCTTGGTTGAACACCTTGGCACGGAAAAACATGGAACTCATGTCCCTAACCCTGGAGACGTTCCAAGACCCGATTGGTTGGTTGAACTCATATGCGTACATAAACATGTTTCTCATGTTGGTAACATTAGAGACATTCCAACTTCCAATCGGTTGGTTGAAGGATTCCGCATCAACAAACATGCCCGCCATGTCGGTCACATTGGACACGTTCCAATTTCCAATAGCTTTATTGAAATTCATCGCATTAGAAAACATCCCTCTCATATTACTAACCTTGGACACATTCCAATTTCCAATATCTTGATTGAACTCATATGCGCCAGCAAACATCTCTCTCATGCTGTCAACATTTGACACATTCCATCCGCCAATATCCTGATTGAACAATTTTGCGCTATAAAACGTGCCAGTCATGTCAACAACATTGGAGACGTCCCAAGACCCGATAGCTTGATTAAAATTATTTGTATTAGAAAACGTCCTAGACATGTTAGTAACGTTGGACACATTCCATCGTCCAATTGGTTGGTTGAATGCCCTCGCACCATTAAACATGGAACTCATATTCCTTACATTAGATACATTCCACCCACTAATGTCATCATTGAACTCTCTCTTGCTGTCATCATTGAACACTCTCCTGCTGTCAAACAACTCACTCATATTAGTGACGCCAGATACGTCCCAGTGACTGATATGGCCGTATTTTTCTTCGGCCGCAGCACGATTCGTGCACCAGAGATCCACCGCTCCGTATATATCACGATTGGTTCTTTCATATTTCTCTGAACCTTCCATCATGGGTCCAAATGTTGCGCTGACGAAAGACGGTTGGGATAATGCGCCAATTCCGGTCCCGTACCCTTGTTTTTTAGTTTTATTTCTTGCCACTTGACGAAGAACACGAACCATATCCATGTTTTGTTTTTGGGTGGGATTTTCCGGTTTCAACGACGAGACTGATCCGGTGGGTCTTGATGCGGATTTGTACGCCATTATATATATTGTATATATTATAGATAAAATAGTTTGAAAAGGGGTCATTATTCCCAAAATTCATTTTTGCTTAACATTTGCTTCTTCTTGCTCCGCGCTTTAAAGTGCGCCGACCCTTTCGCGAACGTTTTCGGCTGGCACGCTTACTCTTCTTGGCAACGCCGCCACTAATTGCGCACCCCTTACCTACACATGCGACCGGTGTTATTGTGACTTGGGGTGGCGTCACTGGTGGCATTGTCGCAACTTGGGGTGTCGAAACTTGGACTGTCGCGACCTGGCGTGTCTGAAACCTTACAGGTTTGTTTTTTTCAGAAATTGGACAATCGCCCGCAAATATCTCGGCATAATTTATAACGTTAGCAACATTCCATTTTGAGAGGTTTTGATTGAAGGAATTTGCAGAAAAAAACAAGTAATCCATGTCGGTAACATTGGACACATTCCAATTCCCAATAGGTTGATTGAAGGAAGTTGCACTAAAAAACGCATCTTCCATGTTGGTAACATTGGACACATTCCAATTCCCAATAGGTTGATTAAAGGACGTTGCAAAGGAAAACATATATTCTATGTCGGTAACATTTGACACATTCCAATTCCCAATAGGCTTGTCGAAGGACCTTGCGCCTTGAAACATGTAGGTCATGTTATCAACGTTGGACACATTCCAATTCCCAATATCTTGATTGAATGCCCTTGCACCATTAAACATGCCGCGCATGCGAGTAACGTTTGAAACGTCCCATTCTCCAATAGCCTGATTGAATGAGTGCGCAAATTGAAATAATAGACTCATATTGCTAACATTAGAGACGTCCCAATCCCCAATTGGCTGGTTGAAGACACTTGCGCTCCTAAACATGACTGCCATATTGGTAACCTTGGACACATTCCATAGTCCAATTGGTTGGTTGAATGCCCTCGCACCATTGAACATGTAACTCATGTCAGTAACATTGGACACATCCCACATACTAATGTCATCGTTGAACAAGTCCTTTCCTATAAAGCTGTCCTGCATATGCTCTGCAACACTGTCATTTGCCCTGAACAACCCACTCATGTCTGTTACACTGGACACGTTCCAGTCACTGATATGGCCATATCGTTGGAGAGCCGCAGCACGATTCGTGCACCATAGGTTCACGGCAGTTCTGATGTCACTATTGGTCCTGTAAAGCTTCTTGCTTTGCATCATGGGTCCAAACGTGCTGCTAACAAACGATGGCTGGGATAAAGCCCCAATTCCAGTCCTATACCCCTGTTTTTTAGTTTTATTTCTTGCCACTTGACGAAGCGCGCGAACTATACCCCTGTTTTGTTCTTCGATAGGATTTCCGAGCTTTAATGAAGCCGGGTCTTCCGATGTAGGGTTGTACGCCATGTTATATAGAAACGAGATTTTAAAATGTTGTTTTGCCCATTTTAATTTCTCAGTTGTGTATAATATGGATTCAAATACAACAGCCATAATGGATGTTAAAGAGGCCCTAAATGAATATTTCAAACTCAAATTCAAGTACGAAACACAGAACAACACAAACAAGAAGAAGATATTAAATAACGCCAATCTAAGTAATCGAGAGAAACGCGCCGAATTTCTGAAACTTAAGCCCAAATGTATAAATTGCAAGCGACCCGGGGGAACAATATTTAAAACGCTATTCTTTGAGGAAACCGACAAGGAGGAGTCTTATCGCCAATATAACGCCTCATGTGGCATCATCGTAGACCCATGTAGTTTAGATATTAAGATTCAGGTAGGAAAGGTGGAATTACTGCCGAATCTTTTAAATACAATCCAGACCGAAATGACAGGCCTTAAAAACAATGTGATAGATGAAAAAAACAAGGCCCTGTTTGGATATAATACGACGGAGGCAGCATTAACGCGATTTGAGACATTAAAGGAGGATATTTCGTTTTATAGCTCGTTATACGAAGCATACCTTGAAACGTATAACAATATTGTGGACAATGATGCCAAACAACTAGAATTAAACGAGGCGATCACAAATTACTACGCACAAATAGATGAAATAAAGGGCTGCATAAAGAAGATGAATGAAACCAATAATGTTCAATATGCGCGCGACGCGGCTACTATATATGATCACACATTGGTCCCGTTGATGAAGACGATTCGCACACTGAAATACAATGAAACTGGGGTCTGGCACAATGAGGATTCAAATACGTGTAATTTAATCCAAACCAAACATAGTATTCAGCAGCTATCTTATTCCAATTATGCTGACCGCGTTGTATCGTTCAAGATTGGAATGGAAGAGGTAGTGGAAAAGAAACGACCTGCGCTTGTTATTGAATCGGATAGTAGCGAGGAGGCGGTTCTAATGGACGAGCCGAACCTGATAGTTAAACCACCGTAAAGCCCGCGAACATATTTAATACATAGAGCAAACCAGAATATTTGTAATTTAATATAAAATATCCATATATGTATAATGCTGTTAAACTATATTTCAATTCCGGTATTTTTGATAAGTTTCGCAGTCGGTCTATTTTTTATTTATGTTTTAGGCCCGGAAATGAAGACAATCTACATATATCCCAGCCCCGAAACAGTCGGAAAGGTGTTACTTAAAGATAAGGCGGACAATTGTTTTTACTTTGAAGAACATGTGGTTGAGTGCCCGGCGGATGAATCTAAAATATCTAGCGTCCCTATACAATCGTAAGGCTTTTCGCTGATAAATGCTTATTAAATTTAGCTATATTTAACAAGTATTACTATTACTATTTCGTGAAAAAAGAAATTAACACATTAATATAACAGGAATGCACCTTGGAAAATTTGTTCACACTCAAAGTGGTAAAATACTAATGTCCATCTTATTGGGGTTTGGCCTAGCTTCTCTCTTTAGAACTGTATGCAAGAACAAGGATTGTTTGATTTTTCACGCCCCACCAATAGAAGAACTTAAGGATAAAATCTACAAAAACAATGGAAAATGTGTAAAGTATTCTCAGGTTGCGACTAAATGTGTGTCGGGCGCAAAAACGGTTACTTTTGAATAATGTTTGCGTAAATTTTAAAATCAATCAATATTTGTACTAATTATGAGCGATTCAACGAGTATTTTGGACTTGCCCACCGATCCGGTTGGCGGTGGGAACGTGAGTAATAATATATCAATGTCTGCCTCTGAACATGCCGCAGCACAGCAGCAAAACCAGGGCAATGGAGGCGGAGGCGGAGCCGGGGGAGTAAGTTTAGATCAAGCAACTATTAGCCAGATTGTAAGCGGCCTACAGCATGCGAGCATCAGCGGCGCAACCCAGTTGCCATCACGAGACATCCCAATGAATACAAATAATATCAGCACGGACCCCTATGTTCAGCCGAATTACGTGCCTCCTCCCCAAGACAACACGGATTACATTAAAAACTACGAACAGACGTCTGATATGGTGCACGCCCACAATAAAAACGCCAAGGCGCAGGATTCTCTGGACGACATGTATAACGAGATCCAGACACCTCTGCTGCTTGCCGTCATGTATTTCCTATTTCAGCTGCCATTTTTCCGCAAGTTTCTATTCGGATATTTTCCAGTCTTGTTTTCAAATGACGGAAACATGAATATTAATGGGTTCATGTTCACTAGCGCTCTTTTTGGTCTATTATTCTACTTTCTGAATAAGATTACGACGCATTTTGGCGCGTTTTAGATGCAAATATTCACTCGCAAACCAACTTAAAATTACATCATTATTTACATATAATAAATAATTATGACATTCAACGGATTTGTGGACATATTAACATCCACCTATGGCAATATCAGCAAAATGACCCTATATAATTGGATGAAAACCGGTAATCCGGCATACGATACGATAGCGTCAACTCTGCTCATTGGCATATATGGCTATTTACTGAATTACATAAACAACTTTGATGTCCTGGATATGCTATCCAATGTCGGCTTTGATACCATTAAGAGCTATATTTGGCGGAAAAACGTCGTCATCATTGAAGGCAAGAAAATTTCCACCGTCTGCGCGTATAACTTGAACCCCAATATTTCGGCAATATATAGCACCCGATTTAAGGCCATTTCTAACCACATTATTTCTAATATTGATAAGCTGGAAACGATTCGCCAAATTAAAGAAACCTATAGCACGCGCCAGGCAACATCTGTCGACTCAGACGGGGGTAAATCCCACGAGATCTTCATGATTGACCAACGCCCCCCCGTTAAATTAGACGAAAATATTTTTGTGCGCGTAGAAATAGTGAAGGAAGATGCGGGCGACGAGAAGGACAAACAGCATATGAAAACGGAAAAAATGACATTTCAAATATACTCCTATGTACATTCAATTAGTTTTCTGAAGGCATATATTGACAATATTACCGAGCAGTACGTGGCGTCGGTTAAAGAAATTCGCAGCAATAATAGGTTTATATACAGTTTAGATAGCGTAACTCAGAAAAACGAAGAGGGAATTACAAGTTGTTGGCGCGAAGACGTGTTTAATAGTGCGCGGACTTTTCAAAACATGTTTTTTGATGGGAAGCAGCAGTTGGTGGAACATATTGACTATTTCTTGAAAAACAAGGACTGGTATTATGAAAAGGGGATACCCTACTCGCTGGGAATTGGGCTACATGGTCCGCCCGGTACAGGCAAAACGTCATTCATTAAGGCGCTCGCAAAGCACACAAATCGTCACCTAGTTGTGATCCCGCTTAAAATTATCAAGACCAAAAAGCAGCTGGAGACCTTCTTCTTTGAAAACACATATTCATCCTGTAACGAAAGGGATTCTGTGACGTTTGACAAGAAAATTATTGTTTTTGAAGACATTGATTGTATCGGGGATATTATATTAGACCGCAATCGTGGTCCAGCCTTAGCCGAGCCGGATGTAACTGAAACCGTGAAGGAACTGTTGCAGAGTATTTGCGAGACAAACGAGCTAAAAACGGCCAAATTGCCCCTCTCCGTTAGCGAAGAGCCCATTACACTGGACGATATTCTCAATTTGTGGGACGGAATCAGAGAGACCCCGGGCAGAATATTGGTAATTTCTTCAAATCATTACAATAAACTGGACCCAGCCCTGACACGGCCAGGAAGAATTGATATAACGCATGAATTGAGCAATGCGAGCCACAAAACAATCGCGGAAATGTATCGGCATCTATTTGGGAGTACCTTAAATACGGGCAAACTGAAAAAAATACAGGAGTTTCTGTATTCCCCCGCCGAACTGATAAATTTTTACGTGCAATATAAGAACGAGCACGATTTTGTCAAAAGATTACTGGAAAACAAGAAAATTGTATAATAAATTTCGTTTTATCGTGAAATAGTAAATAGAGGCATATAGTAATTCAATGATTAATGAATTTGTCGCAAAATTAATTGATAATTTGCCGGATGATATAAAAAATTCAAAGGAGCCGCTAAGTTTGGACTTGGTATTGGATGGCGGCGCATTTAACGGTAGCTATCTAGTAGGCGCCCTCTACTTTTTAAAGGAAATGGAAAAGCGTAACTATGTTAAAATAAACAGAATATCCGGCTGCAGTGTTGGCGCAATCGCTGGGTTTCTGTATTATATTGATGGGCTGCATCTTATGACCAAGTTATATGAAGTAATTACGGCGGACTTTAGACAGTCATACCAGTTACAATTTGTGAAAGAATTACACAAATACTTAGGCCCTTATATTCCGCATGATATATGCCAACGGATTAATGGCAAATTCTTTATTACGTACCACAATATTAAAAAGGGGAAAAAACCGGTAAAATCTAAATACGCAAATGTGGCGGACATTTTGAAAACAATCGTAAAGTCGTCGTATATCCCATTTTTAATAGACGGTAATGTGTTATACGAAAAAAAATATATGGACGGAATTAACCCGTTTGTATTTAATACAGTTGCGAACCGCAAGATTTTGTATTTAGACCTATTTGGCGCAGATAAAATAAGCAACTTATTGAATGTAAAGAATGAAAAATCAAATTATCATAGAGTTCTGTCCGGCTTATTGGACATACATTCGTTTTATATAAAACAGACAAACACGCAAATGTGTAGTTATGTAAACGAATGGAGTATAATTGGCAGAGGAAGCAACTATGTTAAGGGGTTAATAGAAAAACTGATTATATATTTTATATATTTTGTAGTCTTAATCAAACGGCGCATTCCAAGGGAATTTAAGGAGAGCGTAATATGCAAAATGGGATCAAAAATATTATACGACATTTTTGTAACAATATTAGAAAGCCGCTGTTTGTAAGTGTATAAGTTTATAAGTTCAAATAATTTAGTATAAATATTGTCCTATAAAAATGGACGATATTGATATAACGACTCCAGAGTTTTCATTGAGTAGGGTTCCTGATTTGACAGAGGTAGTTTCTGACATTGTTGCGCCGCCCGCCGACTCACCTGATTACACAATGTATATTTTGGGCGCCATGCTTATGGCTCTTGCGGGCATGGTATTTATATATAAATTTACCAGACGAGGTGCGCGCGTGACATTTCAGGATAAGCTAGAAAGTTGTTACGGAGACACGTGTGAGCGATAGTTTACCGTCTTCGCGCAGTTTTTCCACCGTAAATCGCGAGTTGTTTTGCCTTTTTGGTCTTCCTTTTTGAGACGGCCTTTTTTCCCTTTTTCCCATTTTTACCATTTTTACCAATCTTCCCCTTTTGCTTCCCAAGACCATCTGATTTTTTATTTATTAAATCGCCTGGTTTATAGTTTAAGAACATTTCTTCAAACGCTGCTTGGTCACCCTTTTCTTTGAGTTCCTTGTATTTTTCCGCTTTGTGCGCGCGCATTTCTTCTACAGATTCTTGGTGCCCATAACACGTGATACTGAAACGTCTAAGTAGCCCCTTTTGCTCCAGGCGATTTTTCTGTTGAACGTCAAACAGATATTTAGACATGCATAATATCCTATCCAAAAAGAGGTTGTAGTAGGGGCGGTCCGCATAAACGAACGCCAAATAAAAACTCAACATGGTGTCTACGGTTGCGACCTTGACATTTTGTCCGCCGATGCTAAGATTGTTATAGCTATGGCACGCAATTGGTTTATAGATAAATACAATCGTATCACTTCCAACACGGACCTCATAGTGCTCTGGAACAACCTCGCCTATATTTGCGTGTTTTATAACCTTTACATTTTTAACATTAATGTCTCCCAATCTCTCCTTGACAATTTCCGCGGTTGTCTGTGGGTCAGTGGCCAAGACGTCAAAGTCCGCAAAACGCTCCAACTTATGGCGCAAATTCTTAGGCATATATTGAGAATATAGAGAAATCGCATACCCTCCAAAGAAGACAACGCCCTGATTTATTAGGGTATTCCGCACGTTGTCATAAATATGGTCTTCTTCCGTTTTATTTTCCATTTCGCGCTGAAACTCCACGGAATTGCAGTTTACATCTGTAACAGGGAAATGTTTGTTTAATAGCGTGAGTCGTTTTAGTACCTTTTCCCAGCGGCTTGTATCACCGGCAGGTCGTGATAATTCCAGGTACATGGACATTCTTAAATAGTTTGGTGGCGCATACAATATCCCGCCAACACGTAGCGCATCCTTTTTGATCGCATTATAGACGGTTTTGGGTAAAAGAGTTATATCTGCTACTGGCATGTAATTTACGAACACCTTATATGTTCCCTGGTGTTGGCCCGATTTTGCCTCTACATCAGTGAACCCCTGTTTAAAATAAATGTCGGCCAACTCCTTCGCATCATGCAACGCGTCTGTTGAAAAAAAATCATAGTCGGGCACTTCAATTTCCTTATTATAAAACTGTTCATCTATTGGCAGTATGTTATTTATAGCAGTGCCTCCGTAGCAAATGAGACTTTTTTTCTTAAGGAAATCCTCAACTGTAGTAATAATTTGCTTAATTTCGCGTGAATTTACAACACGCTTTCCTATTTTTTCTTCTGCTTTATCAACCGCTTGGCGGAGAATAGCTAGCTCGCAGTCAGAAAATTTTAATCCTCTGCATATATTTTTTTGAGTCATGCCTTCTTATACATATATGAAGATTAATTATTATAAAAATTATTATACAATTACACAAATTATTATACAATTATACAAACTTTATATAATAATTCAAGTCGCCCATCTATTAAATGTTGAAGCTATAGAAGTCAGTTTCCACCTTACGCGTAGCATATGAATAAGCCGGGTTTTGCGGTATAGGCGCCGGAATTGTTACCACCTGGTTTCTTAAATTCGCGGGTTTCAAACAGAAGGCATAACCTCCCTCATCAAAGAACTCCGTATTTTCAAGTAACAGGTTATCCACTTGTTGATACCGCATAGCCACCATTTGGCATCCATATGTTCGGCATAATAACGCGCTTGGATTCGCCGGATCGCTCCCAGTGTCTGGAAACACAATCGTCATACCAGTTTTATTAAAGTCTGTTAGCTCCTGAACGTCGGGGTTATTTTTAACATCATAGTAGCGGTATCCGCGCATAAACACCGAGTTGCTCGTTAAATTAACATATTCCAAAAAGGCCTCGTTCTCCAAAAAAGAGGTATTTCTTCTATCTACAATTAAAATAACCTTGTTCTTAAATGTTAGCAGCGGGACTGTCCCTAAATTCATCCCCGAGTTTTCAAAACTATATTCCTTTCCAAGCATGATATTATCGTATAACTTAAGTGTGTCCGCTAAATTAGAATACATATCTTGGTTCGTGCTCTTAATCCGCAAATGAATTATAAGCGGATCCGTTGGATTTGGGACGGTTCCGCTTGCGAATGCGTAGCCAGCAATTGTCTCCATTATTCCGCTAAACGCCACTGAATTGTAGGTCTCTTTAATAAAAAAGCTATCCGAAGTAGATGTTGCCACAACAGGTTGATTATCTATAGAGTAGACTTCAAAATCCAAACAACGAACACCCTGCTTAAGCACCGCCTTTAGATTACAAATATCTACATAATTATCCTTATATGATCCGCCAGAGCACGCATTGAATGCGGTTTTAATATAATAATCATAAAGGTTACCACTGCAGTCAGAGTCGTTTGCGGAAATAGACCGGATGTTTCCATTCACACTGGGATATAAAGTATTCATATAATCGCACTCATTTTGTTCCAAGTTAACCCGACGCCTTATGTAAACATACGCAAGTAGTATAAAAATGACGGCCACCGCAACACCAATCAATAGTACAATTTTGTCCATTCGTATTAATCTAATATAATATAATAAGTTATTTTTAGTCGTGACATATTACTAAAATACCTCTTACCGCCGATGTAAATTGTCCTCGTCTTTTTACACTACTTGGGCGCGACTTCTTACGGATGAAATAAATCCAACAACCACACTGAAGAAAATGTAGTATTAAGCCAGTAATTTATATTATAGCAAATTAAGAATTAAAAAATTTATATATAATATACTTAAATATGGCTGGAGGATTAATGAACCTTGTGGCTGCTGGACAACAAAATATTATTCTAAATGGTAATCCAAGTAAGACCTTTTGGAAGGCGACCTATAAAAAGTATACTAATTTCGGGAAACAAAACTTTCGCCTGGATTACGAGGGAACGCCTACGTTGGGCCTAACAAATGAGTCTACCTTCGTTTTCAAGGTAAAGCGTTATGCGGATCTGCTAATGGACTGTTATATCTCCATAAATTTGCCTACTATTTGGAGTCCCGTTTTGCCTCCGCAGCCGTACACAAATCAGAGTGGAGCTACTGAATATACCGATTGGGCACCATATGATTTCCAATGGATTGAGAATATTGGCGCGCAGATTATTAGCCGTATTACCATAACATGCGGCAACCAAAAATTGCAAGAATATTCGGGGCAATATTTGTTGGCTTCCACTCAGAGAGACTTTAGCGCAGAAAAGTTGGCACTATTCAACGAGATGATTGGTCAAACTGCCGAGCTAAACGACCCTGCGAATGCGGGCGCGCGTGTGAACGCATACCCTAACGCATATTACACCGACAGCCCTGCAGGAGCGCAGCCGTCTATCATGGGACGCACGCTGTACATTCCGCTTGGAGCGTGGTTTAACCTGGTTACAATGCAGGCGTTTCCGCTCGTGGCTCTTCAATACAATGAGCTTCAGATTAGCGTGTCATTCCGGCCAATGAATGAATGGTTTACCATCCGCGATGTAATGGATTATACAAACAATTTTCCTGTTGTCGCGCCCAATTTCAACCAATTTTATATGCAGTTCTATAGATTTCTTCAAACGCCGCCAGATGTGGCTCTTGGTCCAATATCATACATAGACACGAGGACCCAGTGGAATGCGGACATTAATTTAAATTGTACATATTGTTTTCTCTCTAATGATGAGTCTGAACTCTTCGCCAAGAATGAGCAGAAATATTTGTTTAGGCAAGTCTACGAGACACCGTTCTACAATATTACCGGGCAAAATAAACTTAATTTAGATTCCCTGGGGATGGTCATTAGTTGGATGTTTTATTTCCAGCGAAGCGACGCAAACTTGCGAAACCAGTGGTCCAATTATACAAATTGGCCATATAACTATATGCCGCAGGATGTTCAGGTGGCGCCAAGTAGCGGAACGTATAACTATATAAATCCGACGCTTCCTGCGGTGCCTGGCATGGGGCCTGGCGCAAACCCAGACGGCTCGTTGAGTGGTCTTTATATAACCGGCGTTTACAACCCCCAAAATCTCCAGTATATTTTGGTCGCTCTTGGTATACTTCTAGATGGGCAATATAGGGAGAACATGCTACCCGCTGGCGTCTATAATTTTGTTGAAAAGTATGTCAGAACATCTGGAAACGCCCCACCTGGTCTTTATTGCTATAATTTTTGCCTGGACACGAACCAACTGAATCCGAACCCATCTGGGGCGATGAATATGAGCCGGTTTACGAATGTCCAATTTGAGTTTACGACGATTGCGCCTCCAGTTGATCCTTATGCTCAGGTGTTAACCATTTGCGACCCGGCAACAGGCGACATTGTAGGTATTAACAAACCGACCTGGCGCATTTACGATTACAACTATAATATGTACTTGATGGAAGAGCGAGTAAATATGGTTATATTTGTTGGTGGAAATGCGGGTCTTCTATATGCGACTTAATTATGCGGACGTGCGCTATATATATTTATTAAATTTGAATTTAAATATATATAAAATATACTATTTAAATGGCCGAAGAAAGCAAGACAATTCCTGATGAATTTACGAAAGTAATTTGCGATTTTGTAGGCGATATAAGAACAACGTTTCCTGAATACGAGCCGTTTATAATTAAATGGTTAAAGACGCCGCAACATTATAGTCATATTGAAGACGCGGAGGCGAGGACCGCCGCATACGAAAAACATAAGCAAACGTCAGTGCAGCTCCTATTCAAATTTTGTCAGAAAAAATTGCCTCCGCGATTCTTTGATATTCTTTACCAAAACGAGGAGATGTTCAAGGCGGACTCGGAGGTAGACACCGAATTTCTTCCCAGCATCCACTTCAAAAACTTGTGGCAGTGCGATATTTCGCAGAAAACACGGGAGACCATTTGGAAGTATTTGCAGCTGATTACCTTTGCGATTGTAGGAACCTTGAATAACAAGGAGGCATTTGGCGACACTGCGAAAATGTTTGAGGCGATCAATCAGGACGAATTTAAGTCCAAGTTGGAGGAGACGCTATCACATATGCAGGGGTTGTTTGAAGGTGGCGCCGAGTCTGGCGAGCCAGAGGGAGAGAGCGCTGGTATAAATATGCCGGATGCGGAGCAGCTTCATGGTCATATTGCTGGCATGTTAGACGGAAAGTTGGGGCAATTGGCGCGCGAAATCGCCGAAGAGACTGCTGCGGATTTAAACGCTGATTTTGATGGCGCTACTGATATGAAGGATGTGTTCCAGAAGCTAGTAAAGAATCCGACCAAGTTGATGGGATTGGTGAAGACTGTGGGTGATAAGTTGGATTCTAAAATCAAATCTGGTGACTTAAAGGAGTCGGAACTTATCGCGGAGGCGTCGGAGATGATGAACAAGATGAAAAATATGCCTGGTATGGGAAATATTCAGTCCATGTTGAATAAGATGGGAATGGGCGACCTTGCTGGCATGGCAGGAATGGGTGGGGGGAAGGTAAACATGGGCGCTATGCAGGCAAATTTGGACCAACGGATGAAATTGGAGAAGACAAAGGAGAGAATCCGCGCAAAGGCGGACTCCAACGCCAGGGCAAAGGTAGAGCAAGAAGCTCGCGCAATGGCGCAAATGCAGCAACGGATGCAACAACCGGCCGTATCTGATGCCGAATTGTTTGGTATGTTCGGGGTTGAAGAGAAGCCGGAGCGGACGCCTCGTGGGGCTAAACCGCCACCGCAACAGCAGCAACCACAAACTAGCCAACAGCAAACTAATGGCAAGAAGAAGAAGGGAAAAAAGTAAACTAAACTGTTTATCAAATTTTTATCCCCAGGCAACTAGTTTAGGAGCAAGATTCTTCAATAAATTTTGTCATGTATAACCCATCAGGCTTATAAAATTCCATTAAATCATACGGGTGTTGATAATATTTTTGTAGCAAATATAACAGATTGCGAAATACGCGAATATTATGATTTATACTTGCTGCCTCCATACTATTACACGGGCCGCCATATTCAATCCTCCGCCGCGCGTCTGTAGCAATTGCCTCCTGCAGCAATTCATTCGTTAATGGTGCGTCAAAGTTTGTAAGTAATTGGCCAAATAGGTAATATGCGCCGTTTGACCACGGTTGTTTTGTTGTGGCAATATACTCATTCAACGAGACAATATCAACACCTACAAAATCATGCTTAAACTTGCGGGTAATATAGTCATTTAGTTGCTTCAAACTGGGGTGAATCGCGCCAACAAAGGGCTGTCCAGTTCTAAAGTCCTCTGGTATAGCTGGCAATGTGTATGTTTCCATATTGTATCTAATCTTATGATGTATATAAAGCAGCAGGCGGAGGAAATCAATTTTTTATTTTATTATGATATTATCTTATTCTATTACGATATTATCCTATTCCGCCGAGTACTTATGCTGACTACGCATTATATGCTATCCAGAATTTAGAAGAATCGCCCAACGCCTACGCATAAATGTTCGCATGTGCGAAATATAAAAATTAGGGCGGCGACCAAACTTTTTTAAACTGTTTATATATATAATGACAATTCCATTTTGGGCCAATGATCCTACTGTGTTATTTAATAAAGCGCAGATGACCGAGTTGTGGCCATCGGCTGATATGGGCTACGAACAAAAATTAAATGCCATCACGCGGCTTATAATTTTAATTACGATTTTAGGGTATATTTTAACAATGTCCCCAAGAATATTTGTTATTGGCGGGTTGACATTGGCGGCCATTGTCGTGTTGTTCAAAATACGTAAACAGAAGGTTACGCGGGAAATGTTGGACGAGGGGTTTAGCATTCGTGGTAACGAAGTAACTGGGATGTTTGACAAGAACCCCAACTCCTATGTAAATCCTATTACATTAGATACGGTGTTGAAAAGTGAATTTAAGGAGGGAACCAAAAAGAATCCTTTTAGCAATGTTTTGTTGACACAAATTAGTGACGATCCCGAGCGAAAATCCGCACCGCCATCATTCAATGTAGATGTAGATGAGGATATTACAAAAAATGTAAAGAAGGCCGTTCAGATGATGAACCCTGGCATTAAAAATACAAATAAACAACTATACGGAGACCTTTGGCAACAGTTTGAATTAGATCAGTCTAATCGCGCCTTTTTTAGCACAGCAAACACTCGTGTAGAGAATGATCAGAGCGCATATGCTCAGTTCCTATACAATGACCTTAAATACTCCGGCAAGGAATCCACTCCAGAGGGCGCAATTGCTCGTGTACAAGACAATTACAGGTACACACTTTATTAATAGCATGTATCGTAACAGTTTATTTTGTCTGCGCAGTATGCTAAAATTAATAAAAATAATTATATTTGATCTCTCAAAACTTCAATTATAATTAACTGACCCAAAGCAAAAATTCATAATCATCTATTATTGTCAACCGCGATTTTGGCTGTTTTGTGAATATTCTATTTAGTATACATTTAGAAACACAACAGGTTTAAATTCATAAAATAACGCATATTATTATATTATTATAGTATAAATGGCTAACGTCTCTAGTTATACCTTTGATAATATGGCGCGCATTGGAAATGACGCATGTTGCATAGATCAAAACACAATTCAAAATGTAGCATCTTGCAATTATATGACCCAAAATTACTTTGCTGCCGATTGCTCAATGAAAAGTTCGATTGCGCTCGCGACGACCCAGCCTGGCATCATGTATAACGGTGGATACAACTCTGGCGCCGGGGGGTGCAATATTGATAGTTCATCCGAACTTTTGATTGGAACCATTCAGACCCACCCTCGCTGCCACATTGATCTATTTCAGCGCCCATTTGCGACGGTCCCTTATTTAGGCCGCGGTGCTGTTAACCCCGTTATGGAGTCTCAGATTCAACAGGGTGAGCAAATCGTGAACAAGCGCAGTGTAAATAACCTCAGCGAGAAGAGTTACATTAAGTACCACCAAACGCCCCTACTCCCCGCAGTCCAGGAGAGAATCAATAACCCCGCCAACCAAATTGAGAGTGTGGCTTCCGATGGATGGATCCGCGGTGGTGTCCCGTCTCGCGAGTTGACAAAGGACACTGATTATGCTAACAAACACTCTACTTACCAATACGCATAATCAACTCAGCGCGCCTACGCATAATTAATATTTCTACTTATTTAGATATAAATATTAGTTGATGAATAATGTAATGTATAACACAAAGGTTGTATGCACATATAACACGGTAGATGTATTTTTGGATACAGACAACATAACAGCGAGTGAAATGGAGTTTGTGAGGGACGCGCTATATCGTCAAGAATTGTTGGATATTTTAGAATTAGAAGAACACGACGAAGAGCTAATGAGCGAAGCCCTTCATAAGCTATATGAACAAGTAAAGGGAAGCCAAGAACTGCGCAAATGTATGGTTAAAATGGCTAGGCGTCTTATGACCGCCGATGAGGAGTTTGGGCTACTTATTTTGTTTGCCTACGATTATATGTATTTAACACATCCGTGTGTGTGCGAATATTTAGAAACCGGCGAAATTACGCAAACAAGCATGGAGAACCTGTGCGCAGTGATACTTTAGACGGCTGTTCTAATTATTCTTATTACATTCTATTGGCATTCTTTTTTTAAAAACATATATAAATGGCGTCTACACGTAATAGAAATACTCCTGGTAACTATTGTTTAGAACAACGAGAATACAAAAACTCTGAACAATACACACTCTATGCAAATTCGCAATATGGCGCAGCATATAATACAAGGTTGCCCGGCAATGGACTAATGCCTGCGCAAATCCCGTGGAACAAATTGTCATATAATGCGGCTGATACAGAGTCGTTTCTATTTGGGATTAACTCTACAAATTTAGTAAACCCCGCACCTTGTTTTAAGCCCGAAATTGCGAAATTGGACTCTTCTAACATTTATAAGAAGGGACCAACTTTTATACCAGAGCCATTGGTTATTGAGAAAAACCAACGCCCGTTCCCAGTCCCAAATTAATAATATGAAATAAGTACCCTATATTATATTATTAATGAAATAATGACATAATGACGCAATCCGTGTAAATGGCGATAGTTGTCGCATATTTTATTTATGTGCAGACCAGTTTATACCAATATTAGCAAAATTATTATTACATCGGCAAGGAAAGTGCGTTAAATATTAATGTCACATAAGTATTTAAAGGTTTTTATTTAGAAATTGTATAATGTCTACATTTTCACAAAAAACTCAAGTACCGACGGCCACCAGCGGCAATGTTCTAACTATTAAAACAGTGCAAATTGCGCCATTTAGAACATTGATGACCGCGCTCAAGGATATTCTTTTAGAAACAAACATTACTTTTGAGCCAGATGGCATTCGCATTATTAATATGGACAAGTCTCACACGATCTTAGCTCACCTTTATTTGGCTGCGCCGAACTTTGAGTTTTATGAATGTAAAAAAGAAAAAATTATTATTGGTGTAAATATGTTTCACTTGTTTAAGTTGATAAATTCTATTGATAATGACGATACGCTAACTATATACATTGAGAACTCGGATTATGTAGACGGTGTCGTGTCACATTTGGCTCTAAAGTTTGAAAACGGGGAAATTAAGCAGTGTAAGACGCAGAAATTGAGGCTGATTGAGCCCGAGCCTGATGAGCTACAGTATCCTGATGTAACCTTTTCATCCATTATCAACTTGCCATCAACCGATTTTCAGAAGATTATTCGGGATTTGTCCTGTATTTCTGATAAATTGGAAATTAAATCTGTCGGAAACGAGCTGATCTTCAAATGTTCAGGGCAATTTGCGTCTGCCGAAATTCATCGCGCCGAATCCGACGGAAGTATGGGATTTATTCTAAAGCAGGATTCTGCCAAAATAATTCAGGGTGAGTTTTCGTTGAAGAATCTTGGATATTTTATCAAGTGTACTAATTTGTGTCAACAGATTGAAGTATATTTAGAGAACGACCTTCCGCTTGTAGTTAAATATAATGTAGCAAGTCTTGGGGAGATAAAACTCTGTTTGGCGCCATTACCATCAAATTAACAAAATACATGGGTCACGTTGTGAAAATTTAATAATAATTTAGTTCATACATTATCATTAAATATATTATATATATATATATGTCAAATCGGTATACGGCATACAGACAACAGTTAGGTGTACCGCGATGTTGCCCTAGTAGCGGGAGTGTTACACCGTGTAGCGGCGGCGGTTCTACAGGGCCAGCGGGACCGACAGGAGCAACTGGAGCAACTGGGCCAGCAGGTCCACCTGGGACCGCCTCAAATACCGGAGCAACTGGCCCAACTGGTCCACCAGGAGCTAGCGGCACAGTTGGAGTGACAGGAACCAATTTTGGCGATTATATATATTGGGATAGTTATACGGGTGCATGGGCGGTAGGATCGCAGAATATAACTCTAGGTGAGGGTGCGGGCCAGTCACAACAAGCCTCATATGCGGTGGCTATCGGCTCATATGCTGGCAATAATTCACAGGGCGCCCAGGCAGTAGCTATAGGTCGTCAGGCCGGCTATATTAGTCAAGGTACATTTGCGGTGGCAATAGGCCTTCAAGCCGGTAATTCCCTCCAAGGTAGTCAGGCGGTGGCTATTGGATCTAGCGCAGGCTACGCACGACAAGGTCAATATGCTGTGGCAGTAGGCGGCAGCGCAGGCGGCGTTGTACAGGGTACTCAGGCGGTAGCTATAGGCTATTTTGCGGGCAACTCTGGCCAAGGCACTAACGCAGTAGCCATTGGGTATAACGCAGGTAAGATTTCGCAGGGGGCAAATGCGATCGCTATAGGTTATAATGCTGGCCAAACACAACAAGCGGCGAATTCCATAATACTTGACGCAAGTGGGGGCGTTATAACCTCAACTCAATCAGGGTTTTATGTCGCCCCGATTAGATCAAGTGGCGCTACGGGTGTTGGATATTCATCTTCAAATGAATACATCTTGGTGTATGACGCAACCACTAGTGAGGTTAGATATACAACGACACCGCTTCCCGGATCAACTGGTGTTACTGGAGCCACTGGTATCACTGGTGTAACTGGCGCAACTGGCATTACTGGAGTAACTGGTGTTACTGGCATTACAGGCGCAACTGGTATCACTGGTGCCACTGGAGCGGGCGGACCTGCGTTATTTACGTTAGCAACAACCAATTCCGATATAACATTTCCTACCGCAAACACAATATCAGTTATTCCTGGTATTACTACTCCTAAGTTTGCCTTTACATTAGAAGCATACAATTCCGCATTTTTAACATTTACTACATCAATTGATTCACCAAGCAATAATAATAATTATGGGTTGGGGTCATATAATCCAGGAACGAACACGCATACCCCTATTAACTTTTTTAGAATGCAGGGTGGAAATTACACTATATTTGCGAATGGTGTTACAAGCGGCATTTCCGCAGTCTTTACATCTAGCACGCAATTTACAATAATATCCAATACTGCAACGGTTTTGTTCTTTGTAGATTCAGTACTAAAATATAGCGCAGCAGCTGGTAGTTTTCTTTCTAGTGATACATATTACAATGCTTACTTCTCATTTGTCAACAACACTACTCTAGAAACTGTTAATAATATTTCATTTGGTTATATAGCAACTGGCATTACTGGCGCCACTGGTATCACTGGTATTACAGGGACAACAGGCATTACTGGCGCTACGGGTATAACTGGTATAACGGGTGCTACGGGTGTTACAGGCGTTACTGGGGCAACAGGTATTACTGGCGCAACTGGTGTTACTGGCGTTACAGGTGTAACTGGATCCACAGGAGCGACGGGCGTTACTGGCGCAACTGGCATCACAGGAGCCACGGGTGTTACTGGTGTAACTGGTATAACTGGTATAACCGGTGTAACTGGTGTAACTGGCGTTACTGGTGCAACTGGCGTTACTGGCGTTACTGGTATAACTGGTATAACTGGTGTTACTGGAGCAACTGGTGTTACAGGTGTTACTGGTATCACTGGTGTAACTGGTGTTACTGGTGTAACCGGTGTAACTGGTGTAACTGGCATCACTGGTATAACTGGTGTTACAGGAGCCACCGGCGTTACAGGTGTTACCGGCGTAACTGGTGTAACTGGTGTTACTGGAGCCACAGGCGTTACGGGCGTTACTGGTGTTACAGGTGTAACTGGTGTTACTGGTGTTACTGGTGTTACTGGTGTTACTGGAGCCACAGGTGTTACCGGCGTTACTGGTGTAACTGGAGCCACAGGTGTTACCGGCGCTACCGGCGTTACTGGTGTTACTGGTGTTACTGGTGTTACTGGTATAACCGGAGCTACTGGTGTTACCGGCGCTACTGGTGTAACTGGCGTTACTGGCGTTACTGGCGTTACTGGTGTAACTGGTGTTACTGGTGTTACTGGTATTACCGGCGCTACCGGCGTTACTGGTGTTACTGGTGTTACTGGCGTTACTGGTGTAACAGGTGTAACTGGAGCCACAGGTGTAACAGGCGCAACAGGTGTAACTGGTGTAACTGGCATCACTGGAGCCACTGGTGTTACTGGTGTTACTGGTGTTACTGGTGTTACTGGTGTTACTGGAGCCACGGGTGTTACTGGCATCACTGGTGCCACGGGTATCACTGGTGCCACTGGTGTAACTGGTGTTACTGGTGTAACTGGTGTTACTGGTGTTACTGGTGTTACTGGTATAACCGGAGCTACTGGTGTTACTGGTGTTACAGGTGTTACTGGAGCCACTGGCATAACCGGTATAACCGGTATAACTGGTGTAACTGGTGTAACTGGTGTAACTGGTGTAACCGGTGTAACTGGTGTAACCGGTATAACAGGCGCAACCGGCGTTACTGGTGTAACCGGTATAACAGGCGCAACCGGTGTTACTGGCATAACCGGCGCAACTGGTGTTACTGGTGTTACTGGTGTTACTGGTGTTACAGGTGTTACGGGCGCAACTGGTTCGGCGGGTGTTACTGGAGCCACAGGATCTACTGGTGCAACTGGTTCGGCAGGCGTTACAGGTGTTACCGGAGCAACAGGTTCGGCGGGTGTTACCGGAGCAACAGGTGCAACTGGTTCGGCGGGTGTTACCGGCGTTACGGGTGCAACAGGTTCGGCAGGCGTTACTGGAGCCACAGGATCTACGGGTGCAACTGGTTCGGCAGGCGTTACAGGTGTTACAGGTGTTACCGGAGCAACAGGTGTTACGGGCGTTACCGGAGTTACTGGTTCGGCAGGCGTTACAGGTGTTACTGGATCTACGGGTGCAACTGGTTCGGCAGGTGTTACTGGTGTTACTGGTGTAACTGGCGTTACCGGTGTAACGGGATCTACAGGAGCCACTGGTTCGGCAGGTGTAACGGGATCTACGGGTGTTACAGGTGTAACGGGATCTACGGGCGCAACTGGTTCTGCCGGTGTTACAGGTATTACTGGAGCCACGGGCGTTACAGGTGTTACGGGCGCAACTGGTTCTGCCGGTGTTACAGGTGTTACAGGTGTTACAGGTGTTACAGGTGTTACAGGTGTTACAGGTGTTACTGGCGTTACAGGTGTTACTGGCGTTACAGGATCTACGGGTGCAACTGGTGTTACTGGTGTTACTGGCGCAACTGGAGCAATTGGAATTACTGGTATGACAGGCGCAACGGGCGTAATCGGAGTGAATGGCACAAATTTCGGCGATTATATATATTGGAATAGTTACACCAGCGCATGGACCGTAGGTTCCGCGGATATAAACTTAGGCTCCGGCTCCGGCCAAACACAACAAGGCACTCAAGCGGTAGCAATCGGCTACCAGGCGGGCCAGACTCAACAAGGCACCCAGTCAATAGCAATAGGTTATCAGGCCGGTCAAGGTGTACAAGCCAGCCAGTCAATAGCAATAGGTAATCAAGCGGGCTTTACTGGACAACAAAGTCAGTCAATAGCTATTGGCTATCAAGCGGGCCAGTCTGCGCAAGAATACCAGGCGATAGCTATCGGCAGTGGAGCGGGCTTCACTTCGCAAAGAAGTCAAGCAATAGCAATTGGCTATCTTGCGGGTCAAAATTTTCAACAAAATAACGCAGTTGCTATAGGCGTTAATGCGGGCCAAACTCAACAAGGTATCCAGTCGGTGGCTATCGGCCAAAATGCGGGATCTAGATTACAAGGCAATGAGTCGGTAGCTATCGGCTTGAATGCGGCACAGAGTGGTCAAAACATTAGGGCGGTGGCTATCGGCAGTACTGCTGGCCAAACTGAGCAAGGTATTTATGCGATAGCTATAGGTTCTAACGCGGGCGGAAGTGGACAAGGCAGTTCCGCAGTTGCTATCGGATATCAAGCGGGCAGCAGTCTACAAGGCACACAAGCAATAGCTATTGGCCAAGATGCGGGCCGATATAATCAACAGAGCCAGGCGGTGGCTATCGGCTATCGAGCGGGTTTCACTGGACAAGGCGGCCAGGCAATAGCTATCGGTAATTCTGCGGGCAATACTAGACAAGGCCTCCAAGCGATAGCTATTGGTGCTGGTGCGGGCAATACTCAACAAGGCACGCAGGCAATAGCTATCGGTGTAGGAGCAGGCCAATATACGCAAGGCACCCAGGCAATTGCTATAGGTTATAACGCCGGCCAGACCCAGCAAGCCGCCAACTCTATCGTAATTGACGCGAGCGGAGGCATTATTACAGCAACTCAAGGCGGGTTTTATGTGGCACCAATTAGATCAACTACCAATACTACTAGCAATCTAGTATACAACACTGCGACAAACGAGATTCAATATTCAACTGGTGGCGGTGGTGGTGGAATAACAGTGCTAGGCACAAATTTCGGCGATTACCTATATTGGAACAGTTATACTAGCGCATGGACAGTAGGTTCGGCAGATATAAGCCTAGGTACAAATGCGGGTCAAACGCAACAGGGTACACAAGCAATCGCTCTAG